ACCCACCGCGCCGGTCGTGCCGGTTGCCCCCTGCGGGCCCGCTGGGCCAACGGGACCAGCCGCCCCCGTACTGCCAGGGGTGCCGGGCAGACCCTGCGCTCCGGTGTCTCCCTGATCGCCCTTGGGGCCCTGGACGCCGGTGTCGCCCTTATCGCCCTGATCGCCCTTGTCGCCCTTGGCCCCAGCTGGGCCGGGCACACCCTGCGGCCCGACCGGCCCGACAGGACCAGCTGGGCCCGGTGGGCCTTGCCAGGGAGGCGACGGCTCCTGAGTGGCTGGCGGCGCGAGCTCCCCGCCCTCGAGCTTGAGCGGCGGCGCGATGACGCCGGGCTTGAGCTTGACCGGCGGGGTGGGTCGGCTCACTTCTGGTTGGCGACCACGTTCTGCGCGGCAGCGATCCAGGCGTCTTTGAGGCTCTGATCCAGGAAATCCCAGGGCGGCAGGCTCTCTCCGCTGATCAGGCTCTTGCCGCCGGTCTGCATGCTGTAGCCCTCGTAAGCGATCTGCCCCAGGCGCTGATCTTCGGCTTGCATGGTCACAGGTCGATCACCCGCTGGCCTTTCTTCTTGATCACCACGCTGACTTTGACGCCGGTCTGCGCCAGGCGGTTGACGGCCGCGCTGACCATCTCCTCGACCGCGCGCTGGGTACGCGCCAGGTCAGCCTCGTCCGTCAGCCCCAGCACCTGCATCTGCTGCTCGGGCGGCATGCCCAGCCAGAGCTCGCCGTCCACGATGGGCGGTTCCAGCGGCGCGACCTGGCGCTGCACCACGTCCGGGAAGTCCTGCGGGTCGAGGCAGTACCCGTCGCGGCTCAGCCCCAGGATCGAGCCCGGCGGCAGCCGCATCCGCGCGTCTTCGGCCTGCGCGAAGGTGTCGAAGGTGAGCTCCAACCCCTGGCGCAGGCGGATCTTCCAGAAGCCGCTGCCGAAGACGCACGCCTCGCGGTGGTTCGCTGGCTGGTGCTGGTACGGGCTGAGTCCGCTGGTGACCATCGCCTAGGTAGTGGTGAACGTGCGATCGCCCGAGTAGGTCGTCAGCCCGTTGGCGGTCGCGCGGATGCGGTAGTGATACACGGTGCCAGTCGTCAGCCCGGTGAGCGGCTTGGTCTGCGCGCCGACACCCACGCCCTCGGTGTTCATCGAGCCGTAGGCGCTGGTCGGGCCGTACTCAACCTGGTTGGTGGAGCTCGGAGCCAGGGTGTAGTTGATCGTCGCGCCGGTGGCGGTGATGCTCGAGGCCGAGATGGCGCTGATGGTCGGTGGCGGTGCGGGCGCAACCGACGCGGTGCTGCCCGCCGGTGGCACGGCCACGTACGGGCTGGTGGGCCAACCGGCCGGGCCTGGCGGGGCCTGGCCGGTCTCATTGCCGCGATAGTCGACCGGCGTGTGCGTCCACAGCCCGCCCGAGGCTCCGGTCTGGCTGGCGATCGCGCCGCTCATGTCGCCAGGCATCAGCTCTTGGGCTTGGTCTCAGGCTGGGCCGGCGGCGTCTTGATCGTTGGGGTCGGCTCGGCCTCGCTGCCCGAGGGTCTGGCCTCGGGGGGCGTCGCCGGCTGGTACTGCTCCAGACGCGCCTTTTCCATCGCCTCGCGCTCGGCCTCGAGCTCCTCGGGCGTCTTGGGGATACCCGCCTGGCGCGCCTGGGCGTCTTCGACTGACTGGGTGGGCTGCTGGGTCGGAGTGGTCTGCTCGGGAACTGGATCTTTGTGCTCGGTCATGGTTGAACCTTTGCCTTTTCCGCGTGGTACGCAACCAGGTCTTCGATGCGCTCATCCGCGCCTCGCGTGAACCCCTTGCGCTCGTAGTTCTCGACGTTGCTGATGGGCACGATCACATCCCGCCCGTCAGGGGTAGTCATGTGCACGTACATCAGCGAGTCGATCTGGGGATCTGGCCCGCTCTGGGCGTCCTCCCAGCGGTTGGGTTGCAAGGCGAGTACCTCGGGTGGGCTGGCCGGGGCCTTGGGCAGGTTCAGCTGCACGCCGGCCTGGCCCGTCTCGGTCACTGCTGTGGTCGGTGTAGCGGTTGGCGTCTCGGGGGCCGGCGTGGGGTTGGTGGGGTTGGGCGGCGTCGGATCGGGGGTGGTGGTCGTCTTCTCAGCCACGGCGTGGTCCCTTCTGGGCGATGGGGTTGGTCAGCATCGCGTTCAGATCCTCGAGGCTGCGCGTCTCGGCCGTCTCGACCCCTTCGAGCTCGCGCTGGGCAGCGACCTCCTCGGCGGCCTGTCTCGCCCGACGCCCGCGCGGAGACACCACGCGAATGTCCTTGCCGGTCTCCTCTTTGATCTGCTGCACGTACGCCTTGAGATCCTCGACCGTCCAGTTGTCGAACTCGTCAGCGATGAAGAACGTGGGGTCTCGCTCGGCGGCCTTGCGGATGGCGTTGATGATCTCCGCGCGCTGGCGCTGGTCGGCCAGGATCCTGGGGTACTCGACCTGCTGGTACTGGTCGACCTCGGACAGCTTGCCGTCTCGCCCGGGCGCGCGGGACAGCAGGTGGTAGCCCTTGTCGACGTAGTACGCCAGGTTCTGCGGGTCGCCCTGCAGCGAGACCACCATGCCGTCGGGCTTCAAAAACAGGCGCTCGGGATAGTTGTAGTTCTGGCCGCGCTTGGGCTGAACCGCCTGCGCCGGCAGACGATCCAGCAGCCCGTCGATGAACTCGTTGCCGGTGATGGCCTCGACAGTCATGGCCGGATGCTAGCTCGCGCCCAGGACCAGCACGCCGAAGTTGTCGCGCATCTCCTGGTGGCCGTAGATCACCTCGCTGGCGAGCTTCCAGGTGAAGAAATCGATGTCGTAGAAGACGTGCGTATTCGGCGCTCGCTGCTGCACCAGCGCCAGGGCATCCTTGTGGAAGATGGCGTTGTTGGCCTGGCCGGCGGCGGGCTTGACCAGGTTGGTGGTGACCTCCAGGTTGAGGCCGTACATATCCCCAAGCTGGCCGTTCTTGACCGGCTGGTTGCCAGTGCCGATGTAGAGCGCGTTGCTCCAGCGGTCGAGCGCCAGCTTGGACACCTTCTCGGCCGGCGTCATAATGAAAAACCGATCGCTCTGGGGCACGTCGGCGTCGTCCAGCAGCTTGACGGCTGCCAGCACGTTGGCGTCGCTTGCGGCCGTGCCCAGGGTGCCGACGGACTGCGAGAAGCCGGCGAAGTCAGTGGCCAGCTTGGTGTCGATGTCGCGCGCCAGGGCGTAGCCGAGCTTGCGCTGGTACTCGTTTTGCAGGTTGATCTGGGACTGGACCTTGACGATGTCTTCGATGCCGAACGCGGCATAGCTCCAGATGTTGAGGGTGATGGTCGTGGCCGTCTCGGCGACCGTCTCGTACACGATCGCGGTGTTTTCGGCCTTGGCTCGAGCGGCCATGTTGCCGATGCTGGCGACCTTGACCGCCTTGCCCACGCTGGCGTCGTCCTCGAACGTGCGGTTCACGCTGCGGGCGATGACCAGGTTGCTCTCGGTGGCGCGCAGCACCTGCTTGCTCCACACGTCAGGCGAGAAGATGCCGTCGGCAATTGTCTTGTCGACAAACTCGGTTACCCCAGTGGGCACGGCTGTTCCTCTGTTTCCCGGCCGTCAGGCCGAGGAGATCACCGCCTGGTAAGGGGAATGCCCCGCGTCAGGCGCAAACGGATACCGGGTCGCGGCTGCCCAAACTCGTCCAGCACGGCGTCCGTTTCAGCCAGAGTCATGCGCGCCAGTTGCTCGTCCGTGATCTCGCGGACTGAGCTCGCCCGGCCGCCCTCCAGTTCTGGAACCTGCTGGTCGCCATTGGCTTCTGAGAGCCACGCTTTGCGGAGCGCCGGCTCGCGCTCCTTGAGGGTCTGGTCAAAGTACGTCTCCCGTCCATGGCGGGCGGCGGCGTCGACCGTGGCCTGAATATACGCCGAGAAGCTGTCGTAGGTCTTGCCCTGGATCTCGGCCTGCACCTCGACCGGCAGCGTCTTCTGGAAGTCGACCACCTGCTGCAGCAAGGGCTGGTTCTGCTGCTGGGCGTTTTCGGCCGCGATGCGGGCCTGCATCTCCGGCGCGGTCAGCTGCCCCAGCTGGTACAGATCCCCGCGTCGGGCGGCGTCCAGCTTGGCAGCCTCGGCGGCTTCTTTGGCTTGCTGGTCCTGGATGGCCCTGGCGCGGCGCTGGGCCACGTCGCCGATCCAGCCCTGCAGCGTCGGGTCTTTTTCGAGCGCGTCCTTGGGCAGATTCTTGGCCAGGACGGCCAGCATCATCGTCGGGTCGTCGGTGCCCTTGACCTCAGACAGCCAGGCCGGCGGAGAGGCAGCAGCGTCAGTTGCCTCTCCGTCAGCGGGCGGCTCCGGTTGCGGCGCGGAGGCGTCTGGCTGGGTGCTTGCCGCTTCGGCGTCGGTCGTCGTGCTGTTGGCTGCACGCCCGCGCGAACGGCGTCTCGGCTCAGGTGGTGGACTGGGAGTCTCGTCCTGCGCCCGAGCGGCAAGCTCCTCCTCGAGCAAGTCCGGGTGGATGCTCCACTCGGGCGGCTGCGGAGGCGTGGTCACGTGTAAGCCGCTTTCACCGAGGTATCTCTACTTTCCCTTGGGCTTCGGCTTGCCGGCGCTGCGCATGGCGATGGCGATGGCCTGCTTCTGAGGCCGTCCGCGCTTCATCTCGCGGCGGATGTTGCCGCTGATCACCTTCTGGCTGGATCCGCGCTTCAGGGGCATCAGCGACGCACCGTACCAAACGTGGTCGGGGCTGTGAAAGCAGGCAGCGTGCTCTTGATCTGCGCCAGGGCGTCGGGAGCCTCGATGCCGTACTTCTGCTGCATGCCGCTGAGGATGACCTGCTGTCCCTGAGGTGTCATGCGGAAGAACTCCGGGCTGTTGATCTTGTTGGGCGTCGGAATGGCGTCCAGCACCCCCTGCGCGCTCTGGGAGTTGGTGCCACCGGGCCCGCTGCGAATGTCATCGATCATCGCCTGCATGTTGTTCAGGCCGCTGAACGCACCACCCTGCGGGTTGCTGGCAGCCGTCGGGGCGTTGGGGCCCTGGCCATTGGGCACCGTGGTGTTGGGAGCCTGGAAAGCGGCCACGCCCTGGCCGCCCAGCAGCTGGCCCACCTGGCCAATGACCTGCTGCTGGCGGAACGGGTTGGCCTGCAGCGCGGCTGCGGCGTTAATCGCGTCCAGCTGCTGGCGGTAGTACTGCTCGTTGGCCGCCAGCGTCTGCTGCCCCACTTGCGGCATGTTGACGCCGGCCTGACCCGCCTGCCCGGGCACGCCTGGCTGGTAGTACTGGCCGAACTGGGTCGCCAGCTGCGCGCCCTCGTTGAAGTATTGCTGCTGCGCCGCCAGCGTCTCGGTCGGCTGACCGGCCCCGTTGGGCAGCGGCTGCCCACCCCCAGCCGCCTGGATCGCGGCGTTGCTGTCGGCCACCCACTTGGCCATGGCCGCGTTCCAGTCCGAGCCGTTGGAGGCGAAGTACGCCTGCTGGGTGCCCTGGTCGAGATCCTGGAAGCGCCCACCGGCGGCGTTAGTACCCGGTGGCTGCACCGTCGCCGGACGCTGGTAGTAGCCCGTCGCGCCCGACTCGGCCAGCGCCGCGTTCTGCGCCGCCGTGTTCAGGTTGGAGTACGTCGTCAGGCCCTGCAGCGTCTGCTGCGGCGTTTGCTGGGGTGGTGCGCGCTCGAGCATGATCGCCTGCTGGGCAGCGATCGTCGGCATGGTGCTGAGGTTGCCGTTCCAGCCCATGGCCTGCGCCTGGGGGATGTTGACGCGCTGCAGCTGGCCCGAGGGCAGCACGTAGCTGATCTGCACCGGACCGTACTGATTCGTGTCGTACGTGCCTGGATCCAGACGCACGAAGGTGCCCGGCGTGTACTGCGACTGGCTCGGCGCGGAGTAGAAGCCCGTCAGCCCGGCCCCTGCCTGGGCGGTGCTGGCCTGCTGCGCGAGCTCGGCGCTGGTCTGCCCGGCGTTGATGCCCGAGAAGCCCGGGACGTAGCCGGTGTAGCCCGTCGCCTGGCCGCTCGCCAGGGTCGCGGCTCCGATCGGCGCGGGGTTGCCCGGGCCCCAGTTCTGGCCGTACAGCGTGGCCACGCTGTTGGCGTAGTTCAGGTTGAACTCGCGCACGAGCTCCTGGAACTTGGCCGAGTCGCCCGCCTGCAGCGCGCCGGCCAGCTGATCCAGCGCCGCGCCGATCTTCTGGGTCGTGTCCGCATCGCTGCCGCTGCTGCTGTTCGGGATCAGCGGGCTGCCCGTCGCGTTGGATATCTGCTGGCTGGTGGCCTTACCGTCCCCGCTGGGCGGCACGCCGGTGGCGTACTGGGCTCTGCCCAGCGGCGTGTCGGCGTAGCCCGCCGCGTTCATCTGGGCTGTAGTGGCCATGCGCTGCTCCTTATACCGTCTGAGGAGCCATGAACGGCCCGTACGGCGAGTACACGCCCGGGATCATCGGCATCGGCGTCGGCTGGGTGGACAGCATCGGCGAGGCAGCCAGATTGGCGGGTTTGCCCACCGGGCTGACGACGCCCTGCTGGTACGCCAGATTGATCTGGCCCGGGTACTGCGGCGCGCCCCCTGCCGCCACCGGCACCTGGTTGGCGGCCATCGCGCGGCCCTGGGCGTTGTCCATCAGGCCCTGAGCGTTGAGGGTGGCCGTACTCGGCGTGCCCACGTTGCCGGCCTGCTGCGCGGCGGCCTGCTGCTGCGTCACCAGCGCCTGGTCGACAGCGGTGTTGGTCTGCTGGCCCTGCGCCGTGCCGGGCACGGTGGTCGGGGCCTGGAACTGGGTGCCCGCGCCTCCTACCCCGCCGGGGGTAGCTTGGCCCGGCTGCCAGTCCTGGCCGGTCTTGGCCTTGTACAGGTCCATGTAGCCGCGCAGCGCCTGGTACGCCTGCTGCGCCACGGTCGGGTTGCCGCTGATGGCCGGGTTGGCCTGGTTGACCATCGCCGCCGCCGAGTCATACACCGGCTGCCCGCCGCCCAGGCCAGTGACCCACTCCTGCAGCCCGCCCGCCAGGTTGGCTCCCCAGCCACTCGGCAGCTTGCCCAGCAGGTTGCCGCCGCCCAGCTGGCCCACCACGTTGTTGAGCGCCCCGGTGGCAGCCGTGACACGGTTCTGCAGCAGCCCCGCGCCGGTGGCCGCCGCCTGGTTGACGCCGGTGATCGTGTTATTGGCCGCGTCGAGGCCCAGCCGCTGCGTCGCGGTGTCAGCAGTCTGCCGCGCTGTCTGCGCGTTCATCAGGTTAACCGCGCCGGTGAGCATGTTCTTGGCGTCGTCCATGCTCATCGAGCCAGCGGTGACCTTCATGCCCGCCTGGTTCATCAGGTCGGCCATGGCCTGCGAGACGGTCAGCTGCTGGTCGTTCTTGACCCACTTGATCGTGCCGTCGGGCTGCAGCAGCCCGCGCACCGCCGAGATGGTGTCCGCGTTGAGCTCGGTCGGCTTGGGCGCGTTGTAGTTCGGGTTCTTGCGGCGGCTGCCCGGCACCTCGTTGCCGTCCTTGTCGACGGCATAGGTGAACTCCGAGTTGACGTCGGTGCCGACCAGCGTCTGACCGGGCTTCTTGTAGTTCGGGTTCGGACGGCGCGAGCCCTCGATCTCGTTGCCCTGGCCGTCCAGCGCGTAGATGAACTCGTCATCCGCGCCGGTGCCGACCACCGACGCGGCACCCGCCGGCATGCCCGAGTCGACCATGCCGCCAGCCCCGCCGTTGGCCGTCGGCGACCAGACGTAGAACTTGCCGTCGCCGCCCTTGACCGGCGTGCCCGGGTTCTTGGCCCCGGCCGCGACGATGGTCTCGACCGTGCCGGACTTGGGATCGAAGCTGCCCAGCGAGCCATCGGGCAGCGTGACCGCCTGCTTGCTGACCGCCGCCGGGTCTTTGGTGAGCAGGACTTTGGTGGTCAGGTTGCCCTTGCCGTCGTCGGAGACGCCGATCAGCTGGTCGCCAAACGTGACCGTCGCGCTCGAGGGGTCTTTGCCGTCGCCCTTGTAGTTCGGGTTCTTGTCAGCCTTGAGCGTGCCGTCGGGCAGGCGCGTGACGATGTACTGCTGTGTCGCTGGCGCGCTGACGTCCGAGGGCTTGTTGGTGTCGTCCTGCTTCAGCGCCGTGCCCGGGTTGGTGACCACCAGGTCGAGGGGGTCGCTCGCCGTGCGGGTTGTCTTCGAGTCGCGCGCCTCGACGTACGTGCCGTCTTTGAAGACGTAGCGGTAGATCGGGTTCGGGTTCGGGACGTCCTGGTTGTAGGTCGGACTGTTCGGATCCGAGTCCTTGACCGTCGGGTTAGTGACCGACTTGCCGGCCTCGCCGCCGTGCCTGGCCGCCAGCGCGTTGTATTCGTCCTGGTTCATGGGCTCATCTCCATCCCCGGCGCGGTGGGCGACAGCGCATCACGCGCGGTCCCGCTGGTGCTCGACGGCGGCGTGTACACCGACTGCGAACTGGCCGACTCGAGTCGCTTCTGCAGCTGCGCGCGCTGGTTTCTATCCGCTGGCGGGATCTGCACCCACAGGCGATTCTGCGCTGCTTCGCGCGCAAAGCCAATCGCCTGCTGGATGCGCTGCCTCTGCACCTCGGGCGGTGAGTTTTTGAAGCCGTCGTTGACGGACAGCGCGGTCAGGCGTCGCTGCACGTCCGGGCCCGAGAGCTCCAGGAAACGCTGCTGTTCATCAGGCGTGAGCTTGATCGACTGGTTGCCCATCGTCAGCGTGTCGGGAGCCTGCGCCAGGCCCATGCCGTGCTCGGCCAGCAGCGTGGCCGCCACGTTCGGGTCTCCGCGCGCGCTCGAACGGATGAAGAACGACGACCAGTCCTTGGGCTGCTGCATCGGCGCGCCGGTGGTCGGGTCGATACGCGGCGGCACGTTCTGGCTCACGCCCGGCAGCCGATTCTCGGCGCGCTGCAGCAGGTCGGTGGGCAGGCTCTTGCTGCGCGTCTCACGGATGTTCTGATCGGTCACGCCGCGCACCCAGTTGAGGGCACTGCCCTCGGGTACGTAGCGCATGCCGTAGTCGGTCAGCGTCTCGCCCAGCGTGCTCGGCCAGGTGCCGTCCTTCATCGCCTGGGCGATACGCGCCACTTGCTGGAAGTACCACGCGTCGGCGACCGTCTGGCCGGTGGCCTTGCCCACGTCCTGCGCCAGCTGCCCGTAGTCCAGCGGCTGGCCGGTCACGCGCGACTTCTTGTTGGCCTCGTTCCAGGCCTCCACGGCATTCGCAATGCCCGCCATCTGAATGCCGACAGGAGGGAAGCTCGAGTAATTGATCCACTTGGTGCCGATCGGCGTGGCGATGCGGATGCTGTTGGGCGACCAGATCGGGTCGCCATTGCCGTCGCGCGCGTCCATCAGTGCCTGCTTTTCACCCGAGTCGTCTGGACCGTTGCCGGTGATGTTGCCGCTCATGGCCTGGCTCAGAATAAAAAAGTTGACGCCGGCCGCGAGCAGCCCGGCCGAACCCTCACGGTACGCCTGGTCGGGGTTGCCGGTGCGGATAGCCCTGCCGACCTTGTACGCGGTCTGGAGCTCGTTGGCGACCGGCAGCCGTCCCAGGCCGCGCGCCAGGAAACGTCCGGGTACGCCCGAGAAGGGGACGAAGGCACTCACCACCTCGCTCAGGCCGTGGCCCGCCAGGCGCTGGATCGAGCCCGGTGTACCCCAGTTGTCCAGCGAGCGCTTGGCGTTCTGCACCAGGTCGCCGCCGATGCTCGCGCCTGACTGGTACGTCGCCTCCTGGCGAGCTCGCGTGCCGGCGGCGGTGATCGAGCCTCGGAAGGTGCTCTGGATCTGCGCGGTGGTCAGGCGCGGGTTGAGCACGCGCAGGCGCGCGATCTCGTCCGCTTGCGCTCCCGCGTCGGCCAGGCCGCCCACCAGCGCGTCGGTGGCTCCCAGCGTGCGCAGGTGGGGCGTGACCACCATGCCGGTCGCGCCGGGGAAGGCGTCGCGCGTGCCGGCCACGCCGGTCGTTGCGGCTGCCCCACCCCGTCGCGCGCCGGTGGTGAACACCGCAGCCGCGTCGGCCAGGGCATCCCCCATCGCTCCGCCCTGGCCTACCACGTCACTGACCGCGCGCTTGACCGCCGAGCTCGCACCTTGATAGTCGCCTCGGAGCACGCGGATGGGAGCCTCGCCCAGGGTGATCGCCGGGCGCTTGACGTTCTCGGTAATGCCCATCAGGTTGGTGAAGAACGACGTCGGCGCGGACAGCATCGAATTCATGCCCACCGCGCGGACCTGCTGCAGGTTGGGCCGCGCCAGGCGCAGCGCGCCGCTCTCACCCCCGACCAGGTCGCTGGCAGCTGCTCGCGCCAGCGCGCCAGGAGCTCGCGCGACGCCGGCCTCGAGCGTCTGGGGCGCGATGAACAGGTTGCCGACCTGCCCTGCCACGCGGGCGACGTTGGGGTCGACGCCGGCGGCTGTCAGGCCGGCGCTCAGTGGCGAGCTCACGTCCGCGTCGTCACTGGTCATCGGGTTGGCGTTCTTCAGCGTGTCGATGAGCTCGCCGATGTTGCCCTGCTGGATGTTGGTGCCCAGGTTGGCGGCCTGGTCGATACGATCCTGGCGGCGCTTCTCGAGCACGTCGCTGGCCGCCGTCAGTCCCGCACTCACCGGCGCGGTGAAGCTGAAGTCGCGCGGGTCGCTGGCGGCCTGCTGGTCGCGGAAGTCGCCGATCGCGCCGAGCACACGATCCTTGGCCGCGCCAATGTCGTCCAGGCTGGGCAGACTGAAACCCTGGTTGCCGCCCATGTAGCGCTGGGCCTGGTCCTGGTGCAGCTGCTCGGCGTACGCGTCGGCGCTCTCGGGTGAGTCGAAGACGCACAGGTGCTGGACGGTGTCGTACTACTGGTTGATCGCCTGACGGTTGCTCAGGATGCGCCCGTCGTCGCTGACCGTCGGAATGAGCACCTCGTGACCGTGCTCATCCTCGAACGAGATCGAGCGCACGGTGCTGATCGAACCGTCATCGTTGTGGACAACAGGACGATTGTTCAGGTCGATGTTGCCCGGCTCGATCTGGCCCTCGGGCGTGTTCTTGCGATCCAGCAGCGCCCTGGCACCCAGCCCCAGAGCGGCTACCCCGCCCAGGGCAGCCGCGTACGGGGCTGCGACCTCGCCACCAGGCGTGCCGGCCGTGGCGTTGGTGACCTTGTCCAGGCCCGGCTCGAACAGCACGTGCACGTCGTGTTGGATCGGAGTGCCGTCTGCCCCGCGCATGCCCATGATGCGGCCGCCCGAGTAGCTCAGCCCGTCAAAGCCGGCCGCCTCGAGGATCTGGTTCGCCGAGGTACGGTCACCAGCCAGGTGCACCAGGCCCTCGTACAGATCCTGGCCCGGGCCGCCGGTCCAGATCCTGGCGTAGCCGTCCAGCAGCGACGGGTCTCGGCCGCTGAACTGGGGCTCGGTCTTGAGCACGTCCAGCACCGCGCTGGCGGCATCCCCGGTCACCGGCGCGGCGGTATCGAACAGGTGCACGTTGGGCGTGTCCTGCAGCGAGCGGGTGGCCGCGTCGAACGCCTTGGGCTGGTTGGTGATCGGCGGCAGGTCGATGGCGCGCACGTTGGGCCCGGACGACGGGTT